CACACAAGGGCAAGACCAAGGCCATGCAGGTCAAGATGGCCAAGGGCGGTGCGACCAAGATGCGCAAGGGCGGCTACTGCTGATGAGGCCGTCACGCGGCATGGGCGACATTGCCCCCAGCAAGATGCCAAAGGCGAAGAAGAAGTCTCGCCGGGACAACACCGACTTCACGCAGTACAAAGAAGGCGGCAAGGTGAACGCTGCGGGCAACTACACGAAGCCCAGTCTACGAAAGCGGATTGTGGCGCAAGTAAAAGCGGCAGCAACTCACGGCACCGCCGCAGGTCAATGGTCAGCCCGCAAGGCACAGCTAGTGGCTAAGAAATATAAAGCCGCAGGAGGAGGTTATCGTGACTAACTGTGCTTTCCACCGGCAAGTATAAAAGCGGCGAGTTTAGGATGTTTACCAGCATGGCATATGCGACACAAAACTTGAATGTTTGTAGGGTCCGCTCTAAGGGCGGGTTCTGCGCTGTGCGACTTGATGTGATGGCCTTGCAAGTCCTTTGTTGCGCCGCATTCTTCGCAGTGTTTTCTTTCCGCAACAATGTGGGCAATGACTTTTCTGGTGCTGTGTTTGCGATTGCTTATGCCGCCTTTCCAATTTGGGTGCGCCTCTCCTTTTGGCATCGCGCTATTTTGACGGCAAAGGACAGAACAATACGTGCCGGTACCTCCACGACCTTTGCGAATTTGAAATGCTTTTCCGCAACTGCGGCATGTGCAGTCAATCAAAGTTTTGTTTCGTTTTGGCTTAAGTTTGTGCGAACAGCTTCTAGAGCAAGCATTGGTTTCCCCCCTAACGTGGGCGTGAGGTCGCGTAAACTCTGTGCCGCAAGCAGCGCATGTCAATGTAATATGCCCACGGCCCTCAATTTTCCTTTGGAGTCTAGACATGGCTGAAAAGAAAAAGTGGATTCAGAATGCTATTAAACCACAAAATGTGGGAAAGTTGCGTTCTCAGCTTGGCGTAAAAGGCGACAAACCCATCCCGGCCAAGAAGCTAGCCTCTGCTGCCAAGAAGCCTGGGAAGCTAGGCCAGCGCGCGAGATTGGCGCAGACGTTGAAGAAGTTGGGCAAGAAGTGAAAGCACCGCAGCAGAGCCTGAAGGATTGGGGCGAGCAGAAGTGGCGCACAAAGAGTGGCAAGCCATCGTCGAAGACTGGCGAAAGGTACCTACCGGAAAAGGCGATAAAAGCGTTGTCGCCGGCAGAGTACGCAGCGACGACGAAGGCAAAACGGGCAGGAAAGAAGGCGGGAAAGCAGTTCGTGAAACAACCAAAGAGCATAGCTCAGAAGACGGCGAGATTTAGGTAATGGCCTATACCACTTCCACGACGGACTTTAACCCGACGGTCAACGAGATCTTCGAGGAGGCGTTCGAGCGCTGCGGGCTGGAGATGCGCACGGGCTATGACTTTCGCACGGCGCGGCGTAGCTTGAACTTGCTGCTGACAGAATGGGCTAATCGCGGCATCAATTTGTGGACTATCGAGCAGGGGCAGATATCTTTGGTTCAAGGGCAGATAACCTATGATCTGCCTGTTGATACCGTGGATCTGCTGGAGCAGGTTATTCGAACCAACCCTGGGCAGATTGGTACGCAGTCAGACATCAACATCAACCGAATCTCTGTTTCCACGTACGCAACGATCCCGAACAAGCTTACGCAAGGCCGCCCGATTCAAGTCTGGGTGAACCGTCGCAGCGGGCAGACAAGTGATGCGCCCGGCGCCACACAGCAGAATCCGCAGATCAACGTATGGCCAAGCCCAGATCAAGGTACGGCACAGACACCGTACTACTACTTTGTGTACTGGCGGCTGCGCAGGATGTTTGACGCAGGCAATGGTGTGAATGTGGAAGATATTCCATTCCGTTTTCAGGAGTGCCTGATCTGTGGTCTGGCATATCGTCTGGCTATGAAGTTGCCGGGTGGTCTGGAGCGGTTACAGTTTTTGAAGGCGCAGTACGACGAGGCATGGGAGATGGCGGCAGGCGAGGATCGGGAGAAGGCGCCGGATCGACTGGTGCCGCGCATGATCACGTACAGGTGATGTATGCCAAGTAAGTACGCGAGTGGTAAGAACAGTATTTCCGAGTGTGATCGGTGTGCGTTCAGGTTTCCTCTGAAGGTGCTGAAGACGCTGACGATCAAGACGAAGAACGTAAAGATCAAGGTGTGTCCCACATGTTGGGAGCCTGACCAGCCGCAGCTCAGTCTCGGCATGTATCCAGTCAACGACCCGCAGGCTGTGCGGGAGCCAAGACCGGATCTGTCGTACTGGCAGTCAGGGATGACGGGTTTGCAGACGCAGTACAACTCTGGCACAGGCGAGTTGCAGGATGGTTTCCCGGGTGGTGGTAGCCGGATAATTCAGTGGGGCTGGCTGCCTATAGGCGGGTCTAGAGCCAACGACAACGGGCTGACACCGAACAACTTGGTAGCGGTGACAACGGTAGCAAATGTGACTATCAACTAGGAGTGAACGATGGACAAGATGAAGCAGGTAGCCAAGGCCGAGGTGAAAGCGCACGAGAAGCGTATGCACAAAGGCATGAAAAAAGGTGGCGTTACCACATCTGATCTGAAAAAATACGGGCGTAATCAAGCGCGTATTCAGAACCAGAAAACCAAGTGAGGTTGAGATGGCAAAATTTTCGATGAAGAAGCAGGGCAAGGAAGTTGGTCCTGCGTCAGTCTATGCCGCTCCTCACACGATGAAGGGTAAGGCTGTGCCTGCCAAGCTGACCAAGATGCAGGATCCGAACAACATCGCGGTAGACAAGCTTGGGCCAAGAACGGCTGTGCAGCGCGTGTCTGCGGGTGACCCAGGCCGTGAGGACACCAAGACTACCGGCATCAAGATCCGTGGCACTGGTGCAGCTACCAAAGGCGTGATGGCCAGAGGTCCGATGGCATGACGTACACCGAGTTAGTCGCGGCGATACAGTCTTACACGGAGAACTACGAGCAAGAGTTCGTAGATAACATCCCTGTTTTTGTAAGACAGACAGAGACACGCATCTACAATGCGGTTCAACTGCCGTCTATTCGCCGCAACTCGACAGGTACGCTGCTGACCGGTAACAAGTATCTGACCGCGCCGACAGACTTCTTGGCGGTGTACTCCATGGCTGTGATCGAGAACTACGGTACGGCAAACGAGGAGTACCACTACCTGCTGAACAAGGATGTGAACTACATCCGTGCTGCGTATCCCACGCCGGCAGACACGGGCTTGCCGCAGTACTACGCGATCTTCGGCCCACAGGTAACGAGCAACGTCACGACGGACGAGCTGAGTTTCATCTTCGGCCCTACGCCGGATGATGCTTACACGCTGGAGCTGCACTACTACTATTACCCAGAGTCAATCACGACAGCGGCAGATGGCCGTACGTGGCTGGGTGACAACTATGATCCAGCGCTGCTGTACGGTTCTCTGCGTGAGGCGTACTTGTTCATGAAGGGCGAGCAGGATTTGATCGCCAACGTCGAGGCCAAGTACAACGAGGCTATGGGTGAACTGAAGCGTCTGGGCGACGGTATGGAGCGTCAGGATGCGTACAGAAGCGGTCAGGTTAGGGTGAAAGTAACATGACGATTTACCAAGGCCTGACCACGTCGTTCAAGGTGGACATACTGAATGGGCGGCAGAACGTAGCATCGGACACGCTGAAGATGGCGCTGTACGACGGCTATGTGGATTTGAACGAGAACACTTCTGAGTACACGACGACGAACGAGATAACTGGTACGGGCTACACTGCGGGCGGCGAGTCGCTGTCCAACGTATCGATATCCTCTACCAGTAACGGGATTGTGTATGTCAGCTTTGCAAACGTGGTGTGGTCGTCGGCACAGTTTACGGCGAGGGGTGCATTGATTTACAACGCCACGAGGGCTAACGCGTCGGTAGCCACGTTGGATTTTGGCAGTGACAAGACGCAGGCTGCAAATGGCACATTCACGGTGACGTTGCCTCCAGACACAGCGTCCAGTGCGTTAATACGTATTACTTGAGGAG